CAGGGTCGGGCGATGCAATCATCTAGTGTACGTTAAGGAGGGTTCAGCTGTCCGTGTAAGAGACCCCAGCTGGTTACCTTATACCTTCAACACAAGGTATCCCATACGACGGATAGAAGTTTTCATATAACCTTTAGTAGCCTCTAGGAAAGAATCCTAGGTGTGGTGTACTATAGAGATGTAAACTCTAGGGCTAGGCCAGATGCCTATGTTCTGAGACCTCTTGCAAATAAGCTTTGAGTAGCTTCCGAGAACCGTTTCTCTAGGGCCTTTATGGACTTAGAGAAGTGCATTTTATGCGGTGAGACTATGACGTCCTTACCTAGTTCCCAGTGAATTACCCAAATCTGTCCGACTGCAGCAAGGAACAACTCGAAATGTAATGCTTTGTTTGAGGAGAGAAGGATCTTCTCAAGGTTAGAAATAGTGTTGTTAAAGAGAGTCCGATTCACACTGGTCGGCTCCGCTCGGAGGCTCTCATCTGTCCAAACTGTGAACAACGTATTACGTAGCATATCTAACGATCCTGCCTTGACCCTAGCAATAAATTGGTTCGGGTCTGCACGCATTTCAGACACATGTCTCATGACACGAGAATACTCCCAAGGTGCAGCTATGGAGATAGGGTGAGGGTCGCCGGTCATCGGTAATGAATCCAATAACGCGGCACGTCCTGGCTTGCTTACAAAGACGGTTTCAGGTGACCCTATATCCATGTGTGCTTGAATCACATTGTGAGTCATCGCATCAGATATTGCCTGAGTCGCACGGACAAGAGCATCGACTCTACGCAACTGGGCTACCAGCGACGTGAATAAATTACATTGCTCGAGCTGTTCCTCCGTAACACCATAAATGGCGCTCAGAGAGGCTTGAGGAAGAAATGAGGGTGTAATACGACGCTTGAGCCCTGAAACGGACTCAGGCGCAAGGTTTAGTCTAACTAGAAATCTGAAGCCCCTCAACCCACAAACAGCTAGTATAAACTTGAAGAAAACAAGAGGATGTATCACGTCACCAGAACGATATAAGACATTCTGTAAATCAGGAGCCAGAGCCGGCTGGAAGTAGGCCTTAGAGATTACTTTAGGGTTAAGAGCTGTCAGCTCAATATCCCTGAAGTAGATACGTTTACATATCTCACCAGCACCTTCAGCACCAGGGATTGGTGTGAAAGATTTTGCAAGAGATATATCCATACCTAAAATACCAGTGACAAGCGAATGATAATGCTTCGCAACACCAGCCTCAGCCAAAGTATTATCATCACCAAGGACTACGTAGCTAGGGAAAGGCTCTGATAATTGTACACCAGCTTTCAACCCAGGCCACTCGTACTCTGGATCAGGGTTATCATGGGTCAGATAGCCAACAGGAACACCGTCTAACGTCTCCTCTACGATGTTTGGTATGCCAGGTATCTTTCCAAATTTATCCTCAAGGTCCATTAAGTACGCTACCTGGACGATTACATGATGTGTGAGCGCTAACATTGGAAACGAAGATTTAGCACCCATAGGCTGGCCAACTGCGTACGAAACACAATTTTGCACAGCGTCTGGATGAAGACCAAGAATGGTAGAGCCTCTTGGAACATCAAATTGACGATTAGTCATGACATTAGACCAAGCATTGGAGAATTCCCGAGAGACCAAGTGGGTTAGTATCTGCTTCTGGATCCAACGAGGGAGACGATCTGTCGCTGCGGACAGGTCATACGACCAGACAGGTTTAGCAGACTTGACCCAGTCAGCCACTCTACCGGCAACCTTCTCTTGATCAAAGGTCCCATCCATAGGAATACGTTCCAGAAAATGCG